TAGTAAAACATCTACTTCATGCCAGGTATGACCCAACCTTATTTCATCCCCATTAGGCGTGATAATAATATTCGTTCCAATTACATTTTCCAATCTTCCCATTTTCATTCTCCATTCTTATATTCTAGGACACGTTGAGCAATATGAATAGTTCCTTCTTCCACCAACATTGATTAGGGTTTTTTCTATCTCCATTCTCTTTCCATACCAGTATTCTTTCAATCCAACCTCAGGAAACGTTCCCAAATCAAAGTTCCCAATGACATCATCACAGCATAACAAGTATTGACCTTTATGGTTTATTATACAATGTAATTCTGGTTCTCGACAAGGATGATCTATGTTTTCGGAGATTAAAGTTTTCACATCAAATGCAGGACTGAAATGGGTTGCTATATGGTCGCTTACAGTATTTACAACCACTTCTGTTCTACTGAATAAAGATCGTATCCATCTGGCTCGTTCTTCTCTTTTGGACTTTTCTGTATATAAAGAAACAATGATTTTATCTAGGACACCATCTAAACTCTTAGCTGATAAATCATTCAGATAATCTCCATTAGAATTACAAAAGAATAAAACAATTTCGCACGAGAAAGTACATATTGACCAGATGAAACGAGGGGATTTGGATTATACAGATTCCCACGTTATCTGGAAAGGCAAAAAGTATTCAAGAGCAACAATGGACGAAGGCTCAAAAAAGCTACCTTGGGAGATAGAAGCTTATAAAAAGCAATAAACTTGCGTAATAATAATATTATACAAATCTAATATTATTACTATGAAAAAATTTATCTTAATTTTACTGCTAACTGTTTCGTTTTCATTTGGACAAACAAAGATTTCAGACTTTGAAGGATTTTGGAAACCTACAGCAAATACTTATGTCAATGTATCCTTTTGGGTAAATAAAGAAGGTAATTTACAAACTAGTAAATATGACACCAGAGATGGAGAGCAACTACAGACTTTATCCATTAGTGTATCAAATAACGAAGTAACCGTTGAGTCATTATGTAGATCAAATCAATGGAACTCGGTTTCGGTATATTCCATTGATGAATATACAAAAATGTTAAAATGTTCTACTACAAATATTTTAGGAACATACGAATACTATTTCGAAAAAACAATTAAACAATAAAAAATAATATGGCTTACATTCAAAAACCAGGTAGAGGTAATGGTCCTAAAACAGGAAACGGTTTACCAAGCGCTTTTAAACAAATAGACCCAAAGCAAGGCGAGAAACCAGAAGTAGTAACAAAAGCTTCTGAGAAAATTCATAAAGAATTAAATGCTAATCCAGAAGAAAAAGGAAAGCAGTTTCAAACTACATATAGCCCAGAAGCTGGATTTAAAGGTAAAGATACAAATATTGAAAATGTTACTTCTGGAGATTATATTCACAGAGTACAAGGGGGTAAGACAGTAGCTGGTGTTAAGAAAGACACAAGAGAAGCAAAAAACTTTCCAATAATTCTACTACCTAATCGTAAACAAGTTTTAGTTACCCTCCAGTTGTTTAGGATATTATCTGGCTTCAACCATTTCCCACTTTCATCATGTACGAGTAGCTTTAATTTCTCCCCGTCATAACTATTGTCTCCGGTATTCTTCCAGTCAATTGTAGTATCTAATCCTTCTAATTCTTGAGCTGTTTCATTGCTATCTAATTTTCTTCTTGTAAACTTAGAAGCTGGAATACGGTAAGCCAACTCTGTTTTCGGACGGTCCATACCGTCTTGTATTGGTTTAAAAAAGAAAGGGTAATTGATAGAGATTGGAACAACCTTATCGGTGAACATTGTTTTAGCATCTGCTCCTGATTTGGATAATATACCGAATCTTGAGTCACTTGATATAGTTGCTTGATTTACTAGTTCTGCAGAAGACATAAAAGAAAATCCAGAACGTCTATTTTTTAAATAACACATTCCGTAACATCTTGGATCTGCTTTACAAGCTTCCCAAAATATAAAAAATAATCTATTTGATTCCCTAAAATTTGGCGCACCAACATCTATCTTGCTCCATTGCAAGTACATATAATGCGTACCAGTTATATAAGTAGGAATTCCATTATTACTAAAGAATATACCTTCATCTCTATATTTAAATTCAGCATCTACATAATCGTACCACTGTTCTTTAAAATGATCCGGATATTTATTCCAATCAAATACATTTTTTATTTTTTCCAGTTCTTTAGGATATTCTATTTTTTCCCAATACTGCTCTTCTTTTTTATTAGACCTTGAATAAACTTTTTCAACTAAGGGTAAAGCTATCTTTAAATTTTGGATTTCATATATTTCACCAATCTTTCCAGTCTTACTAATAACAACCACATCATGGTCTTTATTATACCCATATGCCCATTTATTATGACGATTGTTTTGCTTTATAACGCTTTGCTTAATATGATTAGGTATGATCCTAAATAAATTTTGTTCGTACATTATTTAGACCTCCCTTCCGCAAAACCTTTAAATACTTTTTGTGTAGTATCTTTTGCTGTTTCTTCGTCGTTTATTATTTTTTCTTCTAATTCAATTCTAGTAAGTATTTCAAACGCATCAAATATAGCTAGCTTTTTAGTAGCTGCTGCATTTTTTAATTTGTCTGCCGCTAAATCATCTTCGCCATTATCTAAAATAGCTTCTTCGGCAACTTTAATTAATTCCAATACTGCTTTATGCCCAGCTTGGATTATATTCAACTTCGTGTCCTTTATTTTCATACTTAATTACAATATCATTAGATTTCATACAATATAATCGCTCCCCTTCTATTATAAAGTCATATTCTCCAAAAGGAGTATAACCCACTAAGTCCCCAGGATTGATTTTAAGCTTGTTTAAAGAGCTATTTCCATATTTTAATATACCAATAAGCTTTTGTTCCTTATCTAGCTTTAAATTGTCAATATTCTTTAATGGCTTTATAAAACATCTGTCTCCAAATGATTTCCATTCAGAGTCTGTTTTATATAAATATATCTGATCAAGATCACAAAAATATAGATCGTCTTTAAAATAAGCTCTACTATTTTTTATTTTGCCTCTTATATCATAAAACTTTCTAAATACATTATGATGTATTACAACAATGTCTCCAACTTTTATATCCGTGTTATATGCCAGCGGTACTGAAACCACCTCAGCAAAATTATTCACAGATTTAAAACTTTCTATTTTGGTATTTAATATGAGTTCTTTATCTCCTATTTTGACTTTGTTGTTGTATCGATCCCCGTTTACGGGCTTAACGATAAAACTAAAAACACTTCTCATTAGTATTCTAAATCATATTCAATAGCAATAGCCATATTGGAATTAAATTTTTTCCACGGCATCACCTCGTCAGCTTTCTTAATATATATCTTATAAGATAAATCAGACGATTCAAGTATACAGGAGATCTCATGTCCCCCATATACCTGTTGCCCAACTGAATAGTGCATAGCCTCATTTTTATAGTCTACACCTATACTTATTTTTCTAATAACCGAATCCATTATTTTTCTTCTTCGGTTTTTTCCTCTATTACAGTATAAGTTCCGTCTTCTAAGTTAATATTGATAGGACCATATTCTTCTTGTAATAAATTTTTGAAATCTTCTACTGCTTTATTAACTTCTGCTAACTGGTGTAGGTATCCATGCTTTTGTGATTCCAATACTCCGATGTTTGTTAACAATGCGTTGATGTCTTTTTGTTGGTTTACAATTGTTTCTAATTGTATTGCTGTAATTTGTTTTACTACGTCCATTTGATTTAATTTAATTATTTATTTATTATGATAGTGTTAAAAGATATTTTGTTTTAGCAGCTTGGCCAGATAGCTCTTGAGCCATATTTGCTACATCCCAGAATTTACTGGTTTCTGCGTAATTCATTAATTCCTCAGCAAATTTAGAAATTCTATCTACAACCTCCATTGAATCCGCTTTATTGCCAATCAATTCAATTTTCATTGCTTGAATTCTTTTGCCGGTATAACCCATTAGTTTTTCAACTACATTATCTTTAAAGTCTTGTAGATACTCGTACAATTCTCCAGTAGCCTTATGTTCAGCGTAACTCCTTGTTTCCCAATGAATCATGTGAATTTGCTCGTGAAAAAATGTTAACTTTCCTGCTATTTCTTCTGTTGTCATTTTATATTATTTTATTATTATGCTGGA